CCGCTCTGAGCGGGTGTCGTATAATGGCATTACTCCAGCTTCCCAAGCTGATAACGAGGGTTCGATTCCCTTCACCCGCTCCACTATTTTCAAGGCCTCCAGCGCAGTCCACGGACATCCAATAGCGTCTGGTGACAGTTTCAGTGACAGTTTCTAAGAATCCACCTCCCCCCATGCTTACGCGAACCAGCAGCATGGTCGGACCGTGAGAGCCTCGCCCGTCAGATACCCTCCCCGCCGGACAGATTCAATTTTTCCGGTTGAAGTTTAAAGTGACTATTAAAGCTATTTAATTTTCTCTTTACTCTACAACCCAGATAGATCAAGGCTTTCAGAGCTTTCAACAAACCTATTTTTCAGGTCACCCCAACTATTTATGGGGCTATCAGGAAAGCTATTTACCCACCCCCACCAAGTAGCTGATTTATAAGGGTTTTGTATTTAAATACCTTTTTAAATAGCCCACCTGTCCTCCTGATCGCCATGTGTCAAAGCCACGTCCCACGCGGGTTGCAGAGCATTAATTGCTCCGTTTCGAACAGGGTGGCGAAAAATAGCCACTTTTTTAACCGCCCCGGAACTCCCCCAGTGGGCTGCCCCTTTTTTTATCTGAAGCAAAATTACGACATGAAGCAGATACCTGAGCGGGCACTGTCTATGCTTGGATTTCACGAAAGGAGTCGACCTATGCTCAGCGAATATTCGTTAACAGACATGCTTGAAAGAATGTATGTAAATCAGTTGGCGCTAGAAGCTGCTGTGATGGAACTCACCCTGCGAGTAGAGCAACAGGGGGCAACGGAGGTGGGTGAGAACGTTCGAGGAGCACTGGTGGCAATCACTGAAAATGCGGGCCACATCAAGCAATGCCTGGCCCGCCTCAGGGGGCCCGGAATCGGTTGACTCGCACTTGTTACGCCTGGTCAAACTGCGAAACGTCGTAACTGCGCTGAAATCCTTGTAACACCTGGCCTGCATGAAGTTTTCGCCAGCTCCGTGTGCAGGCCAAATCCTTTCAAAAAAGATCGATCACGATTTTGAAAACACACTTATTCGGATGTTTTTGGCATTTTTTCCTAATGAAACCGGGCACTCCAGCAATACTCCCTCCGTGACCGCCTCTGTACCGCTGTGCAATCGCGCTGCATTTCTTTGCAAAACCTCTCACAAAATGAAATCGCCGATAGCCTGCGGAGCCCCACGGCCCGCCTGGGCTGCAGGTTCGTTTGCACTACATCCGGATTTGCACAAAAAAGAGACACAAAGCCCGTCGGCGGGAGGGGGATAAGTGCTTTTTCATCTGTTTTTTTATTTGGAAAATCTATTTTGAGATTCGCTCTCATATTGCGCGATCCACAGAGTTGGCCAGTGCGTCGAGTCTCCAAGCTCTAGGCCCGAAGGGCAGATGACCTAATGAGTTTTACGGACGAAAAAAAACCGCCTTCTTAGGGGCGGTTTTCCGCAAGCTCAGTTAGTAGCTGACTTGCTGTCCTCACAGGGAGCTTCAACGTCCATTCAGTTTACGCTCGATAGCTACTATCAGCAAATAGCTGCTACAGACGGTAGATAGCTGGTCGCAGCTTAATGCAAATGGGGTAAGATCGCCCCGCTCGTTTCGTGTGAGGAGCCGGAGTGCATTTTGAGGGGGGGTACCTTTCAACCCCTCAACGCGGCTTTGTAACCCGCGCCGAATTCGATTGAGGGGCCTTCAACCGGCCTCCTCACAGGGAGCTTCAACGAGCAACCCCGAAGGCGTATGTGTTTCGGAAAAATCGCTGGAGGAAGGCCATTCAGAGGCCTTTAAGTATGAAGAAGTTTTTTCGTGCTCTGAGTGGTTTGATGAACCTGTACCGGTGTTATCGTCTGTACGAATTCATCCGTGACAACTGGGATGACCTGTAACTGAGGTCCCTCCTGGGGAACCCGTCTTGGCTTAGGCCCGGACGGGTTTTTTATTGGGCAGCTATAACTGATAAAGGCCTATGACTCGTCGTTCCCAAATGCTTTTAATTCCTCAGAACTTTCAAGCACCCCACCTAAACTAGCAACATGAGCTAGCAGCGAAAAAGCCTTATAGCTATTAACTTCTGTTGCGTATTCTAGATCTAACCCATGTAAAGTGGTGTGACGATTCAATCCGGTATAGGCGTTTTCGTTCCGACTCCCCTTAGTCCAACCCACGGGCCGTTGACTACTTAGTGGTTTCCAGGCCGACGTGTCGATCAAGTTTATCCAAGTTTCAGATTCAGGGTTCGAAGATATTTTTTCACGCGCCCAATCCGATATATGCCCTTTACTAGTAAATAGTTCTCGCTCGGTAAGTGCTAATAGAATTCCGTCAGATTGGGCGAAAAAAACCGGGATAGACAAAGCAAACTCACCACGGTTGTGTGCATCTATTGCGGGCTTGATAGCAAAGGCTCGCTCAGGAAATGCTTCGACAATACTAGTCGAAAGATGCGGAAGATATTCTTTGTAGAAAGCGACAAAGCTTTCGTCAACTAAGTCCGCTCTATTTTGGTAATCAGGAATAGATTCTAGAATTAATGCCTGTTGTTCGAAATCCACAAGGCTAACTTCCATAGACAAAAACCAGCATTGAGAAGCAAGAAAATCTAAGTTATCAACAATCTTTGGGTAAATTATTTGGCGATCTTCATGGGCCTTTTTCATCAACAAAGCAGTATCAGAAAATATCTGAAGTGCGGCAGGAGCTATTCTATCTACGACGCGACTGAAGGCATTAAAGCCTTCCGATAGTGTTCGAGAAAGTTCTTTGTTTTCCTGAAAAAAATGCGTAACCCTAGCTATTAGCTCTTCTCGACGCGGGTGTTCAGGATCCATCAAATCACCCATGGTAAATTTATCGGATTTCGGAAGATCATCGTTCATCAAAATATCCTCTCCTTGATTTGAAGCGGATATATTGCGTACAAGCGAGAAAAATACCAATCAAAGAGTTACTGATCCTAGTTCTGCCGACAGCAATGCGGCTTTCGCAGCGTCTGCAGTGAATGCCGCCGCCGTGGTCGGTACCGGCGTCGGGCCATGGGTGTGAGCCGCGATCTGGCTGGCCATCTGCTCGAGCAGATCGAGCGTGTCACCCAACACCCGCAGCACGTTGATCTCTTCCGATCCGATCCATGTCTTGGGGGCTTTCAGGCCCTGGCTCATCCCGGCCACGCTCTCGCGTAAGCCCTGGATTTTCTCCTGCATGTCGCCGCCCACCGTGGCGTTGTACATCTGCCCTACCACCAGTTGCATATCGCTACCCACCGTGGCGCTGTGCTTCTGCCCAACCAGCAGGTGCATGTCGCCACCCACCGTGGCGTTGTGCTTCTGCCCCACCACCAGGTTCAGATCGCGGCCGGTGGCCTGGTGCAGATCGTCCACCGCCGCCAGGCTGGCAGACCCGCCTGATAGCAGCTTTAGCGCGCCCAGCGCCTCGATCTTCTTGATCCCCCCCACTGACTCGGTCGAATGGTCGTCCACCGTCCTGGTGTGATTCTGGAAGCTCTCAGTGTTGTCCACGGCTTCGACTTCGCGCTCGATCGCCTTGTCCTGAATCTTGCCATCGGTTTGGCGCAACCAGTTGCCATCGGCGTCGACGCGCTGCTGGCAGGCCTCGCTGTGTTGCCACACCTGGTCGCCTTTCGGCACCCGGGGCAGGCTCAGACCGTGCGGCAGAATCTGGGTGATGAAGGGCTTGTGCGGCAGGCCATAAGCGAAGCTGACCACCACCGTGGTGCCTTCCTCCGGAAAGCCAAACATGCCGGCCTCTTGCCCGCCCATCGGCGCCGGCAACGGCAGGCTGTTCAGGATTGGCAGATTCGGATCCGGCTCGCCATCGGGCAGCAACACTTCAACGTCGACGCCAAAGCGCGGTCGGAAGTCATCGCACAAACCTGGTGCTGCAGGCGCATCAGGAACGGCCACCACGCGGCCAAAGCGCGGCAAGTGATAACCACCGCTGAGTTCAGGGAATTGCCGATCTACTGCACGGCGGATTGCATCTTCCATCGGATGGCCATCTGGTTGCCGGCGAGCGTCACGGACGTGATCCGATCGCCTTGGTTGAAAGATGCACCAGGACGCAACCCGGGAAGGGCCGCAACCATAGCGCTTTGATTGCTCTGATAGCCGTCGAACAGCTCGACTGGCAGCTGCAGCGGATCGCGGGAGCCAAAGAAGCTGTCGGCCCAACTGCCGACGAATATCTCCCCGTCACCCTGCTGCTGCCAGATGAAGTCGGGGATGTTGAACACGGTGGCCAGACTGTCCATCGCCTGATAACCGGCGGCCAGGCTGTAGAAAAACGGCGCCTTAACCTTGGCATAGGGCTTGTCGGGAACCCGGAAGCGCAGCCCGGTTTTGGTGCTGACCTCGGCCAGCACCGCCTGCAGATCCACATGGCGCAGGTTCAACGGCAACGGGTTGGCCAGGATCGCGGCGAGCTCGCGACAAAACAACACCTGCTCCAGGCTCGAGGACGTGGTCGAGCGTTCGACGTAGCCGATGAAATGGCGCTGCAACGGGCTGTCGTTGTAACCGACATCGAGCATCACCAAGCCTTTCACAGTGGTGCCGGCCTTGATGGTGAACGTCGCCCGCCCGGGGCTTTTGAGATCGAGCCGAACGTCGTCGTTGACCAGCGGGTACGCGGTGCCATTGATGGTCAGCACCTTATGCAGCTTCATGCTCATTTCGGCGTCCCGCCCAGGTAGTTGTCGAGTTTCTTCAGCGTGGCTTCAAAACCCGACAATTCCTCGCCCTTCCCGCTGCCATCGGTGCCGGTGCCGGTTCCATCGCCGGCGACGGCTTGTCCTGGTGCAGATTGCTTGGCCACACCGTTGCCGGCGCGGCGATTTTCGACCCGCTCGGGGTTGGACAGCTTTTCGGACAGGGTGAACTGCACCAGCCACTGAGCCAGCGAATCATCTTCCCGGGCGCTGACGCCTTCCGAGAACTCGACCTCACGGATGCCAAACGCGGCGGCGGTGTCATTGACGATGCGGTACTTTTTGAGCTGACCACCGCTGGCCGTGGATTCAGCCAGGCGCATCAACGTGCGCAGTTGGTCCTTGTCCGCGAAGGGAATCTGCAGCGTCACCGCCAGAGTCTTGGGCTTAAAGCCCTTGTGTCCCTTGTCCGTGCTGCTCGTCTGGCCCGACATGTCATCGGATTCGATGCGCAGATTGGCGGTGATCTTCATCTTCTTGCCGAGGATCTGTTCGCCGTCGAGTAGTAGGGTCATAGGCCCACCAGCTCGCGCACAAAACTCAGCCCTTCCAGCGAGCCGACCAGCAGCACGCCGGCCGACAGCACCCATTCATGGCCCGGGGCTTCGCCCTCAAGCAACGATCGGCGCAGCTCGTTGTTGTCACCGGGACCGATCAGCCGCGCGCGCATGCTGGTGTCGGCCGACCCGCCGGCCAGCAAAGCCTTGAGGTCGTTCAACTGCTGATCACGGCCCTCCTGCTGAGCTGCCTTGCGTGTGGCCAGTGCGGCAAGATCGCCCATTGGCGAGCTATCGGCCGCGTAGCTCTCCAGCACCGCCAGTTGGCCAGCCATGGATTGCTTCGCCGCCTTGACCACCGTGCAGCGCTCGAGCGGCAGCGACTGCCAACGCGGCAACGGTCCCGAACTGGGGATCACCCACTTTTCCGTCTCCAGCGTCGATAGGTGTTGTGCGCGGCGTTCCGCCCGCACCAGGTCGGGAATCGGCAGCAAGGCGTTGAAGCGCGACAGGGTGCTGGCCAACTGGTCGTAGTTGGTGCCCAGGAACAACACTGACAGCGCGTACTGAGGCCCGGTCGGGCGGCCGGTGTCGGTGCCGTCGACCAATTTGCTCGCCAGCTGCTCCAGCAGGTTCGGTGCCGACAGGAAACGCTGGTAGCCGCTGCCCTGGCCAATGCCGCTTTGAAACGGGGTCACCACCAGGCACGCCGGTGCCTGACCCAGCTGTTCAGCCAGGGCCGCGCGGCCGGCAGCGATTGCGCCTTTGGCGGCGTCACCCACCGGCCCCGGGTTGGTGGTGGTCAAGCCGTCGAGGCCGGTCAGGCGCAACGCGGTGCTGGCCAGCTCGCCGCTGGCCAGATCCTTGGCGGCGGACAGCTCGCCCATCCATTGCGTGGCCTGTTCTGGCCAGCGCATCGTCACCGGCGCCCAGTTCATGCCGGCGCCGTCCAGGTGATGGCTTTCATGGCCTTGAGGTTCTTGTCTTTCAGAGCCTGGGCCAACGCCGTTTTAAGCCCTTCAGTGTGTTTCAACACGGCCTGTCTGAAGCGGACCAGATCCTGGCCCACCTGCAACAGCTGGGCGGCGGAATGCGGGCGAAAGACTTTCACCAGGTCGGCGTCGTAGCAGGGGTAATCAGCGTCCGTATTGAGCAGCGCCAGGCCGGTCAGATTGAGCTGGTCGAAAATCTCACTGCCATAGCGCAACGGCTCGCCCAGGGCGTCCGATGTGAAACCGCTTTCAATGTAGAGGGCACTGTCGGCGCTGATCGCCTCCAGCTTTTTCTGATGCAGCGCGGCCAGCACGGCGTTGATGTCGTCCACCCATTCGCCGTTCTTCCAGACCTGATTGGGCCCCGGCTTTTTCAGGGTGTAGCCGGCCGGCACCGGTTCGAAACCTCCAAGGGTTCGCGGTTCGCCGGTCTCGATGCTGTAGACAACCACACCACCGAAGTAGTCGAGCAGCTGCCAGGCCTTGCCATTCCACCAAGCGGCTTTGTGCTCCGGTACTGTCGGCGGTGGCGTCGTCACGCAGCCCCCTGGGATCAGGAATACACCAGGCTCTAGAGGGGATTCATCCGCGGTCACTGGCCCGACTAAAATGCCCAGGTGATTGGTTTGGTAGACGGTTTTCGTGTTCATAAAGGCTCTCAATACTTGATGCAGACCAGCAACGCCTGGTTGATCGGACGGGCTTCGGAGTCGCCATCGGCATAGATGGTTAAGGCGTGCTGGTGAGCGCCGGCGGTACCGGTGGTGGTGTTGCCGGTCGGCGCAACAGTGATCTGACTGCCGTAATTCACGGTGACGTTACCGCCACTGCCTGCCGCCGAATAATGAGCGTGATGGCCTGCAACATCGGAGACACCTCCGTGGGTGTGAGTCAGGTTTGCTGGAGCCTGCATTGAGCCCAGTCCACGGTTCGGGTCAATGCCGCGACCGTCATCCAGCCCCCGAGTAAACAGGCCACGGCTGTCGCCCACGTTGAAGGTGGTGCTGCCGTCACCGGCGCCGTAACGGGTACCGAGCACCGCAAACAACTTGGCGTAGGCGGTGCGCGACACGTTGGCGCCGTTGCGCTTGAGCCAACCCGGGGGGGCGCTGGGCATATCAAAACTGGCCACCATGCCCACCAGCGAATCGCTGACCTGCTGGTTGAGACGGTTCAACGCGGCGGTGGTGGCCAGGATCTCGCTGCTGTTGGACGCGGGATCATCGCTTTTAGCGTTGGGCAGGTTGCCCAGGCCCACGTCGCCCTTGGTGGTCGCCCGGGCGCGCAGATGTTCGTAATCGCCCGTGCGGGCCGCGAAGTGCGTGACCAACGGACCATCGATCAGCTCGACGCTGCGACGATCAGTAATGGTGGCGGCATTGGGTAGATCAGCAATGGCCACGCAGTAGTGGCGCACACCGGCGCTGTCGGTGTAGTCCGGGCGATCGGCGGCAAACACCACGTTCCAGCTGGCCACCGCATCACTCAGCTCGCGCTGCAGGGCCACATCCAGCCATGCCGTGGTCGGAAATGCCGACGGAGCTACAACCAGCGCAGCCGAGCGCACCAGGCGGATGCCTTCGATGTAGGCGCTGCCCGGTTGGAGCTGATAAACGCTGCCAACTTTAACCAGCTGCAGCGAAGGGCCGAAGAAACAGGCACGACCGAAGATGTCGCGATTGCTCAGGCGCTCGCGCTCATCGATCCCGGCCAGGCGCACGGTAAAGTCGTGCTGCCAGGTGCTGGCATCAATGGTGATGCCGGTCAGCACCTGGGCCCCGTCAAACGCCACCAGAAAGTTGCGCGTGAGGTTGTTGCCGATCTGCAGCGGCGGGATGTTGCGGCGCTTGATCTGCAGCGGCACGTAGGCCACCGCAAACAACACGCCTTCCCCTGTCTCGAGCCCGATCCAGTTGAAGTCCCAGTCGCCAACGTCGGAGCCGATCTGCGAGCTGTACACGACCTGGTTGGGGTTCACGTAGCCCGCGTTGCCGTCGGGAATGTCGTAGACGTGGACGATCTGCCCTGCTGCTGGCTTCGGTGCGGCGCGATCGACCGGTCCGCCGGGATCAAGTCCGGGCACGTTGGCAAAAATGAATCGCACCACATCAAGCCCCTGATTGGCGGCTTGTTTTTGCGCGATCAGGTTTTCACCCGCAAGGGTAATACTGGCTCCCATGGGGGGCTCCTACAGGCTGGCAACCAGCGTTTGCTGGTCGTCGTTGAAGTCGACCACGGCGACACGCAAGGTCACTGGGGTAAGGGTCACGAAGTCATAACGGCGGCACGTGCGGCCGTATTGTTGGATCAGTACACGCAGCAGCTCGGGGTTCTTCGAGAGCTGGGAATCAGAGAAACGCAGCAGCACCACATCCCAATCCCGATCGGGCATGCGTTCCTCGATCTCGACGTAACCGACCCCCAGGCGCTGCAGGATGCGTTTCATGCCGGCAGTGCTGCCGGCGTCGACTGCGTTGATGAAGGCGAACTTCACGCGCAGGCGGTAAAGGGCCTCCGGCTCGCCCTTGAAGCGAGTGATGTCGCGCTGCCAGGCCAGCAGATCGAGCATGACCAGGTGGCAGGTATCCGCATCGAGCTGCAACAGTGGCCAGCGCAGCCACCCCTCGACTTTTTCCCACCAGGACTGGGCGGCGTCCTTGAGCTTGGTCAGCTCGGTACCGGCCAGCCAGAACTTGAGCTCGAGCTTAATCATTGATCAGCACCTCCAGACTCTGGATCCGGGGGATGTTGAGCTCCGAGAGGATGTCGTCGTTGTCGAAGTGCAACGACTCGATGCCCGGGAATTGCTGGTGCAGCTCTTCGCCCAGGCGACTGAAGGAAAACCGCGACTGTGGATAAGTCAGCGTCGGCTGATAGTCGCGGGTGGTGCTCTCACGAAAGGCAGCACGGATGAACAATGCGGTTTCGTCCCGCAAGGTTTGGCGCTGGACTTCGGTCAAGGTCGAGCGCAGCCAGAGCGTCACGCTCAGCGCGTGCAGGGTCTCGGGCATCACCATCACCAGCAGGTCGTCGCCGTGGCCATGGTTGCCCAGGTCGCGAATGTGCGCGTTGATCTGCGCCAGGTAAGTCGCCGCCGGCACGTCCGCATCGAACAGCACAAAGGCGTTGGCACTGCCCGGGCCACGCGGGGCGCCGTGTTCGAAATAAACGCCATCCGGACGCACGCCTGGGAAGGCCGAAATCATCGCCCGGTACACCGCGTCGGTGTGCCATTGGTTGACCGCCGAGAACTGGTTGCGCACGCGCAGGCGCAGCTCGTCGTTGGGTTCCTTGTCCGCCCCGGGCGTGGTCAACCAACCGTCGGCGTTGGCCACCTGGGCAATGCCTGGGATCGGCACCGGCAACACGGCGTAGTAACCCGGCGCCAGGTTGAATCCGCTGCCCACGTCCACCGCTTCGACCGGGACCAGCAGCTGCATCACGCCGTCAGTAAACGTGCCGACCGCCGTCGTCACCAGCTGATAGATATGGCCATTGATCGCAGCCGACTGCACCACCGTACCCGCGGCGACCTCGAGGGCGCCGCCGGGGGCGACCCGGGTGAACAGCAAAAAGCCTTGAGCCTTGGTCGCGCCCTTACGCTCAACGTTCACGCCCCAAGCCAGCATATCCAGCCAGGCGTCGACGGCGGTTTTGACGAAGAAGTTCGGCAGCACCGTGGCGATGAAAAAGTCCAGAATCCACATCACCGGTTTGGTCACCAGCGCGGTGATCACACGCCAGAACGGCGACCAGGTACTGGTGTTGCTGAGCTTGCCGCCCTGGGCTACCACTTCCGCTTCCCAGGCTTGGCGCAGGCCCGCCTCGGTGGTCGGGATGCCGGCGTCGGTTAACGCTTGTTTGAAATCGACGTCGCTCACACGGTCACCTCGATAGTCCCGAATTTCATGGTGGTGGCCGTCACCAGGTACTGCCCGGGCTCCAGCTGGGTGATCTGTGCCGTTCCCGGTACCAGACGTTCGTCCGCCTCCACCAGCAGCTCCAGCTGCTGAATGCAGTCGCGCTGTTTCAGGCGATTGCGCTCGGCGACCAAGGTCACCAGCAGGCCGCTGTCGCGGATCATGTGAGCGATGTCCTGGGCAATGCTGGAGCGGTCATCGATCAGCACCGGCTGACGGGATGGATCCAGCACCAGGTCGTTGTCGACAATCAGCAGATCGATGTATTCGCTCATCCACCCACCGCCATGCTCACCATGTTTTCCATTTCCAGCGGGGTCATCTGCTTGGCCGTGTTGATGTTGATCGTCCCCACTTGGGTACCTTTGTTTTGGGTCTGGCTGTTGTTGTTCTGGATGCTGCGCAGCAGGCCGCCTTGGGGCACGGCGGTGGGGCCCATCGGCGACAGACCGCCCGACGTGCCGCCGTTCATGCGTTGACGTGTCTGTTCGGCTTGCTCGCTGAGCGGTGGGACGGTGACAAGGGACGTGGAAGCGCCGGGGATCGTGGGCGCCTTGGGCATGTCGCCGAAGGCCGCATCAATCTGCACACCGGGGATCTTGTTCAGCATCTCGATCAGACCGTTGATCGCCTTCTTGAAGATCGAGACGATGCCATCCCAAACTGCGCTGGCCATGCCAGTCCAGCCGCCGATCGAGCTGAACCAGTCCGACAGCGCCTTCAGCTGGCCCGCGATCCACTGGAACGCGGCGGTGTTCATCAGGGCGCTGGTCCATTTGTCCCAGTAAGCGGCGGCGGCGACCACGATCGCGACCAGGGCCACGATTCCGACGATGATCAGCAGCACAGGGTTGGCCAGCATGGCGGCGTTGACCAGCCAGATCGCGCCCTGCCACAGCAACATGCCAACCCTGACCAAACCCATCCAGGTGTAGAGCAACACCAAGCCCACGACAAAGCCTGCGACCAACACCGTCTGCAGCAGGAACATGGCGATGCTTTTAAAACCCGTCCAGTTCAGGAGCTTCCAGACGGTGACCAGCGACAGCCAAACCATCTTGCTCATGCCCACCACCAGGGTCATCACGGCCATGGCGGCGGTTAGACCGAGGATCACCAGCACGGTGAAGCCGATCACCCGGGTGATGTTCGGGAACAACTGGGTCCAACGGGTCAGGGTGCCAGCGATGCCCACCAGCTTGTCCATCAGCGGGGTGAGCATCGGGATCAGCGCCTGGCCGAAGGAAATGCGCAGCGCTTGGACGGCCGCGCCGAACTGCTGCCACGGGTCGACCATGGCCTTGGCCATCTTCTCGGCGCTCTCCAAACCACGGACTTTGCCCAACTGGTCGAGGCCGTTTTTGAAGCGGTCGGTGTCCTTGGCCAGGGCATTGATCACCCGAGCCCCTTCGCCGCCAAAAGCCTCGGTCAACTTGGCGCCGGCAGCGGCGCTGGTCAGGTCGCCGAACTTACCTTCGAGCTTGGCCAGAATGTCCGCCATCGGCATCA